CCGTATCATGTTAACTTATCATTCGCAACCGATTAAAAAGGAAAGGTCATGGCATTAACAACTCCATCACAATCCCCTGCGGTATCTGTACGAGAGATCGACCTAACTGGCGTTGTGCCAAATGTTCAATCTACTACAGGTGCTTTTGTAGGTGATTTTAAATGGGGACCAGTAGATAAGCGTACTCGTGTTTCTGATGAAACTCAGCTCGTTTCTTTATTTGGAACCCCAACAAAAGACAATGCGGTAGATTTCTTCTCTGCTGCTTATTTCTTAAAATACTCAAGCTCAATGTTTGTAGTGCGTGTCAACGAAGGCATGAACGCAGCAGCAACTGCCGACTCACAGGGCATAGAAATATCTCCTATGATCCCCGCAGAATACATGATGGATTCTGATATGAATCCAGTACTTGATTCAGACAATAACCCAGTCGTATTGACGCCCGAGGTTCCTGCAGTATATGGACCAGCAGCGCGCGTTATCAAAAACGCCGATTACTGGGAAACCCGTGTTAACCCACATCCAGATACCTTCTATGCTAAGTATCCAGGTGCACTAGGTAACAACCTCAAGGTTACTGTTATTCCTGCCGGTGTAGAAAACCAATTGTTTGATAGCGCACCGGAAGGTGACGAGTTACACGTTATCATTAGCGATAACGGTGGTGGTATAACAGGTGTAGCAGGAGAGGTGTTGGAAACGTTCGCATACGTATCAACAACTCCTGGAGCTAAAAACCAACAGGGTGGAACGATATACATTACAGATGTACTCAACAACCAATCATCGTATGTATGGATGGGCGAGTACAGCGAAGGATTCGACCCAAATTCTAACGGTATTTGGACAGGTGTTTTATCAGGTGGTTCTGATGTAGCTGTATCGAACGAAGCTAAGGGCTCTGCGTATAGTATGTTTGATGATATAGACTCTGTTACAGTAGACTTTATCATTGCAGCACAAGATGTTAACCCAGATACAGTAACTGCTATTGCTGAGCAACGTAAAGACTGTGTAGCAATCGCTTCACCTTCTCGTATAAGCGTAGTAGGTAATGCTGATCCAACGGCCGCTATCCTTGCTACTGCTCCAAGCACGCGCTCTTCTTATACTATTTTAGATAATAACTTCTTTAAAGTGTATGACAAGTACAACGATCAATATATTTACATTCCTTCAGCATCAAGCACAGCTGGCATTATTGCAGCGGCCGACTTAGCATCAGCACCGTGGTTCTCACCAGCTGGTGAGCGTCGTGGACGATACTTGGGTGTAACAGATTTAGCATACAACCCATCTAAGTCAGACCGTGACGAACTATACAAAGCTGGTTTTAACCCAGTAGCAAATATTCCAGGTTCTGGAGTACTACTGTATGGCGACAAAACGTATCAAAGACGTCCTTCAGCATTCGACCGTATTAACGTACGCCGTTTGTTCTTGACTCTTGAGCGAGCGATTGCCCTAGCTGGTAAAAACGTTATGTTTGAAATGAACGATGAGTTTACTCGTGCAGAATTCGTAAATATCGTTGAGCCACTGTTACGTGAAGTACAAGGTCGTCGTGGTATCACAGACTTCCGCGTCGTATGTGACGAAACTAATAATACACCAGCAGTTGTTGATCGTAACGAATTCGTTGCCTCAATGTTCATCAAACCAGCCCGCTCTATCAACTACGTTACTCTAAACTTCGTAGCTATTAGAACCGGTGTCCAGTTTGACGAAATTGTCGGCTTGGTATAAGGAGAATAGAAATGTCTTTAAGAGTAGATGACTTTAAAGCAAAATTGAAAGGTGGCGGTGCACGTCCGAATCTATTCCGTGCCATTGTCAACTTTCCTGGGTATGCGGGTGGTGATATTGAATTAACATCATTCATGTGTAAGGGAGCTCAATTGCCAGCATCGGTTATTGGATTTATCGATGTACCTTTCCGTGGTCGTCAGTTAAAGGTTGCGGGTGATCGCACTTTTGAACCATGGACGGTGACGGTAATCAACGACACAGATTTCAATGTTCGCAATGCTATGGAACGTTGGATGAACGGTATGAATGCTCACTCGGAGAACGTCGGTCGTACCAACCCAAATGACTATCAAGCTGACTTGATTGTTGAGCAGTTGGACAAAGATGGTTCTGTATTGAAAAAATACAATTTCCGTGGATGCTTTCCAACTAACGTGGCAGCGATTGATCTGTTATATGATACCGTAGACACGGTGGAAGACTTTACTGTTGAGTTTCAGGTTCAGTATTGGGAAGCCGAAACTACTAGTTAATTGGTGTATAAGTAAGAGGGTGCTGATTGACTTCAGCACCCTGTTTTATTATTAGAGGATCTTATGGCAGATAACAGTTTACTTCAAATGTTCGGTTTTGAAATCAAGCGAGTACAAAAACCCGACGAGAAAAAAACTCCGTCAATTGTACCTAAAGCTGACGAGGATGGCGCAGGATATATTACTGCATCAGGCTCGCACTTTGCCCAATATGTCGATCTTGAAGGTACTACCGCCAGAGATAATGCCGAACTCATTCGTAAATATCGTACTGTTGCTGAGCATCCGGAAGTTGATGCGGCGATTGAAGATATTATTAATGAGGCAGTAGTAACATCAGAGCTTGAGCCGTCGGTTAGTGTCAACTTAGACAAGGTTGATGCGCCTGATCGCATTAAAGATATAATTATCGAAGAATTTGAAAATATATATTCTCTACTAAACTTCGAAGAGCACGGACATGATATGTTCCGCAGCTGGTATGTAGACGGTAGAATGTATCACCACATCGTAGTGAACGAG